ATGTACCAGAAATTATAATTGCTAAAACAGATATAGAAATGAGAGCCAAATCTTCTGCAACAAGTTCAATAAGTGGTGGATTTGAATTAATTCTTGAGAAAGTAGATCAAACCTGATAGTTGTCAAATATGGCAACTCAAAAAGAAAAAAATATTGAATTAGAAAGCAAGATTAAACTTGTCGATCAAAAGATCGATCTGATGATGAACAATCACCTTGCACACATTCAAAAAGACATTGATCGTATTCTGATCGGCGTCGGCACTCTTGCCATCCTCGTTTTGGGCCAACTACTTTACATTTTATCTAATTAAATATACAACCACTAATATGTCGTATAAAAGGATATTAGTTATAAGCGATTTACATATTCCATATCATCATAAGGATGCTTTTAATTTTTTAAAAGAAATCAAAAAAGAATACAAACCAGATTTTGTTTTAAACATTGGTGATCTATTAGACTTCCACGCTATCTCTATGCACACCCATGATCCCGATCTTTACTCACCGGGTCACGAATTAAAAATGGCTAGAACTTATGTTAAAGAATTAGAATCCTTATTTCCTAATATGATAGAAGTTGACTCTAACCATTCAAGCTTAGTTTATAGACGTGCTATAAAGTTTGGAATGTCTAGAGAGTTCTTAAAAGATTATGGTGATTTTCTTGGAACTAAAAAATGGAAATGGGTTGAAGATGTTACTCTTAAAATGAGCAATGGACAAAAATGTTATTTTACCCACGGAAAAACAGCTGATTGTATTAAGCTATCGCAATCGATGGGAATGTCTGCTTGTCAGGGTCACTATCATACAAAATTTAATATTCAATATTGGGCCAACCCAGATAATTTATTCTGGGCTATGAATGTAGGTTCATTAATAAATCAAAAATCACTTGCATTTGCTTATGCTAAAAATTTTAAAACTAGGTTTATATTAGGATGTGCTGTTATAGAAGAAGGCTATCCTGTTTTACTACCCATGGTTATAAATTCTAAAGGTGATTGGATCGGTAAATTAGTATGACAAAAGACAAAGATAAGGACAAGGAAAAGATAGTCAAATTACGCCCTGAGAAGCCCATAGAGACGCATTCTCAATTAAATAGGCAAGTGGGCGGGGAACATTATAGAAACGCAAAAATACAGCCTATAGAGCTTATTATGAGCCATAAGCTAGATTTTATAGATGGTAATATAGTTAAATATGCTTGTAGAGCTAAAAAAGGTGAATCTCAAGTAGAGAGGTATCAAAAAATCATACATTATGCTATGTTGGCCCTGGAGTTAAAAGAATGATCTGGAGTTTAATAGGAAAAACATTAATTAGTTCTACTACTGATGCATTGAAGCATCATTTAGAAAAAAAGAAAGCTATTAGAGAAATAGAAATAGAATCAGCTAAAGAAATACAAATAGAAAAAGTTAAAGCTACTAGCAATTCTTTTAAAGATGAAATTATATTAGCTTGGTTTTTGATTATAATGAGTTTGCCTTTAGTAGGAGAAACAGAACGTTTTATGAATTGGGCTAAAGTACTTGCGGCTATGCCTAGTGAAATATTTTATATTTTTGGAGCTATTGTTGCAGCTTCTTTTGGAATAAAAATTTCAAATATCTTTAAAAAATAATTTGTGATAATCTTAGGTATGGATGAAGAGTATATCATGTGCCAAACTGATTTTTTTGTAGAAAACGACTATAGCGATGTCGGTCAATGTATATCTCTTGTCTATATGGATAGGCTTCCAAACTTACCTGAAAAAAATAAGTATATAAGACAATTTGAAGCTAAAGGTTTAAAGATTGTTGATTACGAATGTAAATTTAGGCCCATAAGAACCCCAGCAGAAATAGACCATACAGATTATACAAAGCATTAAATTTTGCTTCGTATAATCCATAAAGTTAACGAAATACAAAAAACCATGGTTAGTGCTTCTTCGTAGCTATGGGATAAATCTATTAACTGAATATAGAACCCAAAAGCAATAGCAGCAAGAATGCTAATAATAATTTCCATTTTTTTATCAAAGTTTTTTTAACTAACCTTTTGTAATCTTCAGGTGTTTTTCCAAATATAATCATCAATTACTCCTTTGTATCATAAGTTCACGTTTTAACTCACTTTGCATAAGTGATATTTCCGTATTCTTATTATTAAAGTCTGTCTTGTATTTTATATAGTTTTTATCAGCCTCGTCTAGCTTAACTCTAGCAGCAATATATTGAGGATCAGTTTTTATAGAAAATTCTATATCTTTTTGAGTTACTTTCTCTCCTACTGCCTGGGCCTTATATTTAAAATAAAGATCAGCCTCTATTCTTTTGAGATATGTTTCCAAATCTATTTTTTGACCATACCAATGGCAATACTGATCTGAGATTTTCCTCAGATCAGCTACCATAGTTATAACATCAATTTGAAGGTAATCTTCTTGTCTAGAAGGGAACTTCATCGTCTAAATCCGGGTCAGGTTGATAATTCTGAACTGGTGGTATTGGTTTTTGGTATTGAGGCGTTGGTGATTGATTATGACCAATATAAAAAGTTATATCAATACCTTCTTTTACATTATGTAAATCTTTATCATCAACGAATTGCTTAACTCCAACTTTTAACTTTCTAGTCGGATCTTTAAGCAAGTCTTGTATCTCTGTAGACTTTAACCATTTACCAAACTTATCTAAAAAGAAAGTTTTAGCATCGGATATTTTATACTGATACCCTTTACCATTGTAGTATTTATTTGTGTATGCTTTTAGAGTGATCCCTTTAAAATCACCCCATTGTTTATTGTTTGCCATTTGGCCTCCTCTTTGCACGTTGTTTAATATATTCTTTAGTAAGCTCGTTAAACTTCTCTTCTACCTTTGATATGTAGTGACAAGCTTTTAGTGCCTTAAGATACATGGGCCTATAATTATACCAACGCATCTCTACATCTACACTTGGCTCTTTTGGAATTTTTAAAATACCAAGCTTAGATATTTTTATATCTAAAGAATCTTCTACTAGTTTTTTATATCCATGGATTTGAATAATGTAGTTTACATAAAAATCCTTACTGGTTTTTATATCTAGTAAGGCATATTGTTGCTTACCTTCTTCATCTTTCCATGAATCCTTTGTAACGATTAGATCGCAAGTTCCAGCTATATCTAGTTCTTCTGAATATACTGTCTTTTCAGAATGAATAACTTTGAAGCCAGACTTATCCCAATAAGCTTTAAATTTTTGAAACATAAGCTTTAGAGGTTCTGTAGCTGGTTCATTAACTTGTTTTCCTAGAGCATAATCTTCAGCAATATTATGGAGCATAGTTCCTATTGTTGCTGCCTCCGATTCTATTTCTTTAACTCTTGCTCTAACGCTATCTTCTGTCTGTTGTATTAAATCTATTGGTTGACCAGATTTTTTTAAGGTTTGTTTTAGGGCCTGGAAAACGACATCTTGTTTCCACCATAAAAGCCCACCCCCGGAAAACCTTTTATCTATTGTAGTAGTCATCCCCTTTTTAGGTTGACCATTTACCTTATATCGATTGAACCTCCCTTTAGGATCAAACTCTATAAGATTATTGTGTTTATCAGTTTGTTTTATTATCATTTATACCGCCTTTATTGTTGAGTCCTTTTAATATCCATTTTAACGAAACATCCATTTTTTCTGACCATAGTATGAGTTGATTAGCTTTCAAAGAGTTTTCGCAGCTAATAAATTTAGCTATTTGTTGATATTTGCAACCCATACGCTGTGCAATATATTTTAAGGTTTGATTGTTTACAGTTCTTGCAAAATGTAATCTGTTTGCAATTATATTATCGCAAACTTCTTTTTTGGTATTATCAGTATTACATAATTTGTACTTATCTAATAATATTTCATATTTATCAGATATATCTTTTAGTTTTTTCTTTTTGTTTCTCAGACTATATTTTCTTGACATAGTATAGATCCCTTTCTGTTTTATCTAGTTTATTAAATTCTAAAGGCCAACATTCCTTACAAAGCCAATGATCTTTATAAAAGCAATCAAAGTCTACATAACCGACGTAATCAACCTTTTTCATACATTTGTTACACCTTGGAAAAAATTTAATTAATCGTTGCATGGCCACGGCCCTTTAAACAATTCCTATTATAAGTTTTAGATTTTAATTCAGACTTACCTTTAACAATTCCTAATGTTGCAATTTCAAAATACTTTGAAACGCCATAAGTAATATAATCAAAAGGTAAATTAACATTATCTTTAACTATATCTACGCAAGTGAATTTATCGTCGGTAATTTCCTCTGCTCTTGATTTATCAAATGTCCCGGAACGCCCTTTGCTATCTACGACTATATTTGGAACACACCCTTGTAATAGAGTCAAAAGTATCCCTATAACAACTATCCTTTTTTTCATTTTATACCCTTTCCTTATGTTTTTATTGCTTCGAAACCTAATTTAAAAGCTAAATCCTTTTTTTTAGCTTTCAGTTTTTCCAATTTCTGTTTCAAGATATTTTCTTGTGTTACTATCTTGTAGTATTGGTTGTTTTGGTTTCGAGCTTTCACTGTAGTTAGTGCCATTGCTCTCCTTTAGTTGTTCCACAATTTTTACTGTGGCATTTGGGTGAAATCTCACACCAAATTCTTTTTCTAAGTTAGCTAGAATATTACAATCTTTATTTTTACCTTTATAAAACAGAGCCATTAATAACCTCCTCAATATATCTATCGGTATATTGAAACTCTCCGTCTTGTATGTCCATCGAAACAAGGAAGTGAGTTGACTTGTCAATCGCGCCGTCCTTGCGTGATACACCCACGTAAC